GAAATTAGATATAGCGACCTTCCGATATATGAAATCGAGGTTGATGAAGATGGTAATCAAGGTATCAGAATGATTAGTTTGGTCGCTGATCCAGCTATATCAGTTATGGGTATGTACTTTTCATCTGACATTGAACAAGAGTTTAGATTCAAAAGTGTTGCAGAACAACAGATGATTGTGGGTCCTGCAATGATACCCGATAAAAAGATTTTGAGAAAGGACAATAATGATAACTATTATTATGTTTATTTTACTAAGGAAACTATTAAGAAAATGGTTGAAAAGTTCTTGAAGGACAATAATAATAAATCATTGAATATAGATCATTCCAATCAAATGGTTCCTGGTTTTATTCAAGGTGCGTGGATTGTTGAAGATCCAACTTATGACAAATCAAGGTATTATGGTTTTAATCTACCAGTAGGTTCTTTTTTTATTGAAGTTAAAATAGAAGATAAAGATTTTTGGTTAAGTGAAGTTAAAGATGAAGGTAGATACGGGTTCTCAATTGAAGGTTTAATGGGTCAAAAGTTAGTACAAATGGAAAGTATATTGACTATTGATGCTCCTAAATACATTGACGAACTGATTGATGATTTAGAAGATGACGATATAGAGGAACTTTTAGAATGTTTCCAAGAAAGTTATGACGATTATCCAAAGGCTGCTACTGAAAATGCTAAAATAGCTTTGAGGTGGGCAGAGGAGAATGGTTGGGGTTCTTGTGGAACACCTGTTGGTAAGGCCAGAGCGAATCAACTTGCTAAGGGTGAACCAATAACAAGGAATACTATTGCTAGGATGGCTGCTTTTGAAAGACATAGACAAAATAGTCAAAAAGAACTTGGTGATGGTTGTGGTCGATTAATGTGGTTAGCTTGGGGTGGTGATGAAGGTGTTGAATGGGCTCAACGTAAATTAAAACAAATAGACAATAAAGAGTTTATTGTTGAACCAAAAGCTGGTGAATCTAAAAATGAATTCGTATCAAGATGCATTGGTGTTGAAATCAATGCTGGTAAGCCAGAAGATCAAGCAGCAGCTATTTGTTATGCTAAGTGGGAAAATAAGTAATAATATTATATTATATCATTCGTCTGTTTGGCACTTTGAAAAAAAAAGTCAAAAAAGCAAATAAAAGAGAATAAATAATAACTATATAATAGTATAAAAAAAATAATCTAATTTAGATGAATAAAGGAGAACAAATTTATCAGATTAAACAAGCCTTAAAAAAGCTATTTAGTTTGAGTGAGGAAAAAGTCCAAGAAGATACTGAGATGGAAAAGAAGTCATTTACAGATTTTGAGGTTGAAGATGGTACTAAATTAACTACACCTGGTGAAACACTCGAAGTTGGTGCTGATGTTTTTGGTATTAATCTTGATGGTAATCAATTTCCATTAGACAATGGTGATTACAAACTTACTGATGGTAGAATAGTATCAGTTGAAGACAATAAAGTTAAATCTATTTCTGAGCCTGCTAAAGAAGAAGAATCGCCAGTAACATCTGCTGATTTAGGCAAGGTTAAAAAAATGGAAGAAGAAGGTGAAGTAATCGTTGAAGACAAAGAAGAAGATATGCAAGAAGAAGGTGAAGTAATTTCATCTGAGGAAAGAATTGCTAAACTTGAAGAAATCGTTGGAAAACTTCTTATGGCTTTAGATGAAATGAAAAAAGAACACGAAGAAATGATGGGTTCTATGAAAAAGTTTTCAGAAGAACCTGCTACTGAATCTATCAAAATGACTAAGGGTATTGGTTCCGTAACTGATCCTAAGGAATTTAATAAGAGGAAAAATATGGCTGAGCTTGAAGAACTTAGAAGTTTAATCAAGCAAAGTAGAAAAGAAAACAATAATACTAAAATATAAAAAAAAAATAATTTAAAAAGATGCCTTTTAATAGTACAATCGTAACAAGTGCTCTTACCAAGTATACAGACCAACTGTCAATGGAATTGATCAGAGAATCAGTTCTTGCTGGTAGAACACAACAGTACATTTCCGTTCAGACTGGCGTGAAATATGCTGACGCTCTTAACATTATGAACTCCACTTTGGTAGTTCAGGATGCTGCTTGTGGTCAATTAACAGCTACTGGTTCAGTAACTTTAACACAAGCTTCATTACAAGTTTGTCCTTTGATGGTCGAAGAACAAATTTGTTTAAATGGAAATAACTCGCTAGAACAATATTGGGCTGGTAAGTTAATGAAACAAGGTTCATATTATGACACTCTTGAACCAGCTGCTTTTGCTAAAGTTTATGTAGCAGACAAAGTAGACAAACTTCAAGGTGTAATCGATGACCTTATCTGGGTAGGTAATGTTGCTTCTGCAACTTATTCAGCTGACCCTAATATGAGAAAATGTGATGGTATCCTCCACTTAATCGATGTTGATTACACATCTTCAGTTGTTAAAGTAGGTGGTTCATCTAATCCTGGTGGTTTCGGAACATTCTCTGGGGCTTTAACAGTAGGTAATGCAATCGCAGTAGTTGATGCTATGGCAAATGCACTTCCTCAAAATGTTTGGGATCAGCCTGACTTAACACTCTTCTTATCTTATGCTAACTACAGAACATATGTAAGAGCTTTAAGAAATGCTAACTATTTCCACTTCACTGCTGATGAGTCTAATGACATTGGATACTCAATTATGCACCCTGGTACAAACATTAGAGTATTAGCAACAAGAGGACTTTCTTCTACAAACAGAATGGTTCTTTCACCTGCTTCTAATCTTTACTTCGGTACTGACCTTCAAAATGATTACGAATCATTTAGAATTTGGAAATCTGAGGATTTTAACTCAATCTTCTTCAGAGCACTTTGGAAACAAGGCGTTCAGATTGCTTACCCTCAGTATGTAGTGTCTTATATGGGATAAAAAAACTATTGATAAAGTGGGGGTTTAATAGCCCCCACAAAATCAAATAAAAAAAGAAAAAAATATAATATGTCTTGTGTTTTAACTTCTGGTTATTCTATCCCTTGTAAAGGTATTGCTGGTGTACAAGCAGTTTATATTGGTGAATGGAACGGAGGAACAGCTTCTGGTGGTATCGGTTATACAACTACTGGTATTACAATCAGTGGATTTACTGGTGGTACTGTATCTTTCTATGAATTCCAACAACCAATCGAAACTGGTTCTTTAACAGAAACTGGCAACTTTAATGTTCAAAATGGCACAGCTTATTATGATCAAGTGGTAGAGATTACCGTTCATAATATAGATGCTGCTCTAATTCAACAAGTAAATACCTTAGGTAGAGGTAGATGGAGAATTTTGGTCTTAGATGTTAATGGAAATTATTTCTTAATAGGAAAGCAAAACCCTGTAATGGTAACCGCTGTTACTGGTGGTTTAGGAAAAGCTTATGGTGATATGAATGGATATACCATCACATTCACTGGTAAGGAATTCGATGCTCTCGCTCCTGTAAATGCTTCGGCTGCGCTACAAGTAATAGTACCAGCCTAATTTTCATATCTAATATAGAAGGGAACCGCTTTAGGCGGTTTTCTTCGTTTATAATAGAATATATACTATATGAATAAAAATAAAAAATGTTCTAAATGTAGTATATCCATTACAGATACAACAAGCAGTTATTGTAAGAAATGCGCATCGGAATATTATAGACTATATAGGGCGAGGAAAAAGGAACCGAATATAAATGTAGATGGTTTGGGTGCTTTTATACAAAAGATTAAGCAAAATAATTACTATATAGATTTCTATGACATATCAAACATTATATTTTTTTATACTATTATAACGGACGACATTCACGAATACGATAAATATAGAACAGGAAAACAAATAAAAATGATGTGGGATAGAATTATAAATTTCTATAACAAAAAAAATATATAAAGTTATGAAACTTAAAATAAAAGATGAGTATTTAGATGGTGGACTTTACTGTCCTTTAAGGAAAGTTGAAGTTAGTATAAGATTTATTGAGCCAGAAATGTATCAATATTATTTTGATAGAGGGTATAGTCATATATTCGATGTTGAAGTAGAAGCACCAGTTGTCCAAAAAACAAGTTCAAAAACTATTAAACCTGATCTATATGATTTACCTGAATGATGGTGTTAATAATATAACGATTACACCTTATGAAAAATCTACACAAATCCAACCTTATTATACTTGGGAGATAATAAGGAAAGGTTCTTTTGAACAAGTATTATTTTATCAAGATGATATAAGTTATGCGCCTTGGTACTGGTCTGAATTTGAAATTACTTTAAATGTTGTTGATGATCCAACACAAGGTTTTATTTTAGCAAATGCTGGTGAATGGACATATAATGTTTGGGAAATGCCCGGTCCAAACATTTTGGATTTAACACAAGCAATAGGTTTAGTTGAAACTGGAATTTTAATTATAAGTGGTACTTCAACATCAAATGCTGAATATACAGGTAATGATGATGCCCAAATAATATATTATAAAAACATTTGATTAATATGAATACAAATATAAATGAAAAAAAATACTTTGAAAGTTTTAACTTCGCTTCGGTAGATATACCAATGCCATCTGAAACTATATCAAATGGTCGTGGCTGGGTCAGCTTCGGTGATGATAATCTTTATCCACAATTCTTAATAAGTCTATCTAATAGATCATCATTACATTCATCTATTCTAAAACAAAAAGCAATGCTTATAGGTGGACAAGGTTTCTCTAAACTTGGTTTAAGTATCGATGCTTTAAGTTTTTTGAAAAATGTTTATAATCAAGATGATTTAGATCAAATAGTTTTTAAGATTGCTATGGATATGGAATTATATGGTGGATTCTATTTAAATATAGTTTGGTCAAAAGATAGAACAAAAATAGCTGAAATAAACTATGTAGACCCATCTAAGATTAGAATAGCTGTTTCAGACAAACCAGAAAAGTACCCACAACAAGAAAACTATTGGTACTGTGATGATTGGAACTTTTCATATAGACATAAACCAGTTTTATATTCTGGTTTTTCGACGAGCAATAAGAAAGAGTTATCACAAATCTTATATGTTAAAGAATATAGGCCAGGTACTGAATTTTATGCTAGACCTGAATATGAAGCTGGTATAAGATGGATTGAACTTGAATGGGAAATTAGTAATTTTCATTTAAATAATGTAAAGAATGGTTTCCACCCATCTATGTTGATAAACTTTCCGATTGGTCAACCATCAAGTGAAGAAGCTTTTGAGATCGTTAAAAGATTAAAAAATCAATACTCAGGATCTGAAATGGCTGGTAATATAATGGTGACTTTCAGTGATACAAAAGATTCAGCTGCTACTTTTGAACCAATCAATCTTAATGCTTCTGACGAAAGATTTATAATGTTGAATGAACAAGTAAGAGAAGGTATTTTAAAAGCACATAGGGTTACGAATCCTGGTTTATTTGGAATCGAAACACCTGGTAAGTTGGGTAATAGAAATGAACTTTTAGAATCATTAGAAATTTTCCAAACACAATATGTTATACCTAAACAAAGAATCATTGAAAAGACTTTTAATTGGTTAAGAAGAATAAATGGAATTCAAGATGAATTAAGGTTAAATGTTTATAAGCCACAATTTAGTAAGATTAATACGAATATGGTAGATATATTGGCTATATTGGAATCTGCTATATCATCTGAACAAAAGTATCATCTATTAGTGCAAAACGAATATGAAGAAGCTGTGGCGACATCATTGACGGGTTATGACCCTAATGTTCAACCAGTACAAACGGAGCAACTGGAAGACATTACAGAAGGTGAAACGAGTGAAATCATTGTCAATGAAAACATTAAGAATATGACTGCTAAGCAACATCAACAACTTTTAAGAATTATTAGACAATTTAAAAGGGGTCAATTAGATAAACTACAAGCTACTATATTAATAAAAAGTGGTTTGGGTTTAGATGATTCCGAAGTTGAAGCGTTGCTCGGCGATATACCTGAATAAAAAAATAATAAATAAGATATGTTCCAAAACACAGTTTATTTCATTACTACTGATTACTTATATCGTTATTACTCTGGATATATTGACCAAAACATAGATTCGGATGCGCTAAATAGTTTTATATTAATTGCCCAAAATGTAAGGATCCAATCAGTTCTCGGTTATAACCTTTATACTAAGTTTATTACAGATATAACCACATTTGGTTCACCACAAGGAGCTCAGTATCTTTATTTGATGAATAATTATATTCAAGCAGCGACTGCTCTATTTGCTATCTATGAAGCGGCGCCGAGTTTAGGATTTAAGATTACTAATAAATCGGTTAGTCAAAAATCGAGTGAATATGGTGCTCCTTCGTCAAGACAAGATATAGAGTATATCAGAAACCAAATCTTAAATAATGCTCAGTTTTACAGTCAAAGAATACGCGAGTATATAACAAATAACCCAACTGATTTCCCTGAGTATTATCAAGTTACAGGTGTTAATAGAGTTAGGGCTAAAAATAATAATTATTTTGCTGGACTTTTTCTACCAGATTCGATCTATATAAAAAATAGAAATGGGTTTCAATCTGATGAAAGATGTTGTGGTCAAGGTGATGGGTATTATATAAACATATGAAAACACTTTTAAGGTATTTTGATCTGATTATAGCTTCTATTCTTGGTGTTTTAGCTCCGGTAGCACCAATAGTATATACTTTGACATTTGTTATATTTTGTGATTTTATCTTCGGTATTTATAGAGCTTATAAAGCTAAGGAGGAAATAACATCGAGGAAAATGGCTCAGACATTACCTAAGCTATTACTTTATAATATAATAATTATTGCTTTATATTTAGTCGATAAATATGTAATGATGACTGGTATCGGACTTGAAAAGGTTGCTTGTTCTTTAATGTTACTTGTTGAAATGAAGTCCGTTGACGAAAGCTTTAAAACTATATTCGGTTATAGTTTATGGCAAAGATTGATTGATAATATAGAAAGGGGGAAATCTATTACAAAAAGATAAAAAGAAAAAACCACCCAAAGTTGGATGGCCTTTTCATTCACACATTAGCAATTCAATTCATAAGTATATATTCTTTTTCTATCCCTTTGTTTAGATTATTTTAAAAAAAATAGCTGGTTGTTTATGGACTATTTAAAAAAAAAATAAAAGGGGGAAACCCCTTTTATTTTGTTATTACATTAAACTCTTTGTTAAACTCTTCTGGTGTTCCATTGAACCTTTTATATTTTCCAGATCCAGTGCTTCCATTTCTTATTTTTCTGTGTATAAGATAGATTGTTTCGCTTTCGTTTTGTTCTTGAATCATTACTTTAAATCTTTTAGTTTTCATTGCTTTGTGTTTTTTTTTGTTTTAACCTTTTAAGTTATATTATATATATAAAAAATGTTGTAGTCCCCTACCTACTTTTTTAACTTTTTTTTGATTTTTTTGAAACTTTTTCATAAATTTCTGAAAAATAATTTAAATGTTCTGAATAATCTTCGAAATCATCTATTACCATATTCATAAT